CGTGGAACGCTTCGGTTGAAACCGGCAAGCAGTCGCCGGACGAATGGGCCGAGGAGCACGACCCATCCTATGGGTATTTCGAGTGGTCGGCTCCGGATAAATGCGAGCTGGATGACCTTGACGGTATCCGTCAGGCGAACCCCTCCATGGGTTACGGGCCGATGACGTATCGGAGTATCGCGGCCGACATCAACGGCATGACCGAAGCCGCGTACCGCACCGAGGTCTTGTGCCAGTGGGTGACGGCCGACATCACGCCGTACATCAACCCGAAGCTGTGGAAGCGCGGCATCGACCCGAAGTCCTGTATCCCCGATGACGGGCGCGTAGTGCTTTCCGTGGACACCAGCGCCGACCGTGAGACCACCTATATCGCCGCCGCAGGCTACCGCGAGGACGGATTGCCGCACGTCGAACTGATTGTGCGCCGCGACGGCATGCTCTGGGTGCCGAAATACCTCAAAATGCTTCGTGAGGCTTGGCCGAACATCCACGAAATCGCCTTGCAGTCCAAGGGCTGCCCGGCCGTAGACTTCGCCGACCCGCTCGCGGAGGCCGGTTGGACGGTGCATCTCATCGAGGGCTTTCGCATGGGAGCCGCAACCGGCCGTTTCCGTGACCGAGTGAAGGAAAACAAACTCCGCCATCTCCCCCAGCCCGCCATCGAACAACAGGTGAGCGTGGCCGTGACCCGACGATTGGGTGAGGTCGAGGTGTGGGACAGAAACCAGAGCGCTATGCACATTTCCGGCCTCATCGCCGAATCGCAGGCATTGTACGCGTTGGAGACCATGCAGGCTGAAACGCTTAAACCGAAATATGAGCCCTCGCAAGGCGTGAGGGTCAGATTCTAGATTCTTCACAAAGAGGGGAGTATTGATGGGATTCCTTGACCGGCTCCTCCACAATAACGCAGCAGCTATCGGCATGAAGATGGCCGAGGCAGACGCACATCCGACGCCAGCGACAAGCATTCCACTCGCCAATGGCGATAGCTGGCCGTCAGACGCTGACTTCTACGGGTACGCCTCCGGCGCCTACTGCAGGGAGTATGCGGTGCGTGTCGTGGTGGACTTCATCACCCGCAATATAGCCTCGCTGCCATTCAAGGTGTATCGGAAGAACGCCGATGGGGATGCCGAGGAAGTCTCCGACGGCGCTCTTGCCGATTTGATGAAGCGTCCTTCTCCTCTTCCTGGAATGACCCGCTACCGGTTCATCAGCACGCTGCTTCGTGACATGCTGCTCGATGACCGGTGGCTCATGCTCCTGGGCGTGAACGGTGGACGTTTCGCACTCAGGCGCATACCGTCGGACTGCTATCAGCTTTCCGGTAACGCTTTCGGCGAGATTACCGGCGTGAATCTGCTGACGATGGACAGTCAGCAGGCCATGCATTTCGATCTGCCGGATCCGCGCGTGCATTTGGACGTCGGCTTTATTTCCGGCCTCCAGTTCGGCGATAGTGTGACCAACGTGCTTCGTCCGCTCTTGGCGGAGGCGAAGGCGATGGCCAATTACCGGCGGGGCATAGCCAAGAACGGCATGCAGGCCGGAGGCTACGTCTTCCGGCCGAAGGAGATGCCGTGGCTGTCGCAGGAGGATTACGACGATTTCACCAATGGATTGCGTAATTTCATCCAGAATGGCGGGCGTGAGGGTGGCTGGCCTGTCCTGAAGGACGGCATGGAGATGCGCCCGTTGGATAACGTCTTCAAGCCGGTGGATGTGAACGATTTGGAGGCGCGTGACCGTATCAACATCGCGGTGTGCAATGCTTTCCAGATTTCGCCTGAAAACGTCGGCTTCCGAACCGGCACGAATTCCAACATCAGCGCCTACAAGGAGCAGCTGTGGAATGTGGAGCTGATGCCGTACATCGTCGCTCTTGAGGAAGCCTTGAATCTCAGCCTTCCAGAGGCTGTGGGCGAGCCGGACTGCTACATCAAGGCCAACGTTGACGCGAAACTACGTGGCACCACGTCCGAACAGTATCAGGCGCTTTCCACGGCTACCGGACGTCCTTTCATGACCACGAATCAGGCGCGTCAGATTCTGGACATGCCTCGCGTGCCGGGCGGCGACCAGCTCATCACCCCGTTGAACGTGAGCGAGGGCGGACAGCCAAGTCCGCAGGACGGCGGCAGGACGCAGAACGCGCAGGAGAACAATCCGGTCAACGGCGAGGACGCTAAGGCCATGCTCGCCGAATTTAAACGGCTTTACCGGTATGACGCGCAATTCCACGCCGAGTGGGACGCGCTCACCAAGGAGGAAACATCATGAGGCTTGATTTCAAGGGCTTCGAGCTGAAATCCCTTGATGACAGTCAAGGCGAGGGCGTGTTCAGCGGATACGCCAGCACTTGGGACAAGGATTTATACGATGACGTGATCGTCAAGGGCGCGTTCGCCGGAACATTGGAGAACGACTACGGCGGCACCGGCGCGGGCATCCCGATCCACTGGCAGCACAAGGACGACAAGCCCACCGACATCATCGGCGAGACGCTGAGCGCGGTGGAGGACGAGCATGGACTGCTCGTCACGGCCCGACTTGACCTTGACCTGCCGGAAGGAAAGCGCGCATACGACCTGCTGAAACGCGGGCTCATTCACCAGATGAGCATTGGCTTCCTCGCCGAGGAGACCGCGTTCGTGCAGGACGGCAAGAGCGCGTGGGACGGATACCGTGAGATTCGACAGGTGAAACTGTTCGAGATTTCGCTTGTGCAGGTGGCCGCGAATCAGGGTGCCGAGGTGCTTGAGGTGAAGAGCGGACGAGCGATCAGCGCTTCCAACGAGAGCAAGCTTCGTGCCGCGTTGGACAGTCTGCACGAGGTCTTGGACGGCATCGATTCCGCCGACAAGAAGCCGGACGACGACACCGATGACTCCACGGATGATTCCAGCGATGAGCCGGACGATTCCACGGATGATCCGAAGAGGAAAGACCAGAAAAGCTTTGACCCGCAATGGGTCAAGGAATATCAAACCATCAGCGACTTCTTCTCGCTGGAACACTGACCGAAAGGAGTGCCATGAATCTCATGGATAATCTCGCCGCCGAGAAGAAGGCGGCACAGTCCATCCTCGCCAAGGGAATGGATAACATCACCGAAAAGGAGCAGGAGGAGCTGAAGCAGCATTACGCCGAGGCGAAGAAGCTGCAGGAGCGCATCGATCTGTTCAAGGAGACCGGCGAAGGACTCGACAAGCTCGCCGGAGCCTCGAAGACCGAGCACAAGGGCGTCGAGGCGAAGACCCTCGGCGACTTCTACGTCAAGTCCCTGCAGGAGAAGGGCTTGAGCGTGCTCGCCACCAAGGGCGGCCTGTTCTCCACTCCGGAATTCAAGGCCGCTTCCGACACTCAGGCCACAGGCGGAGCGTCCGGAGCCTACGCGCCGTATCTCACCCAGACCGATCAGAACGGCGTATGGCCGTATGAGCGTCCGCTCGTCATCGCCGACCTGTTCGCATCCGGCACCATGAGCGGCACCACCATCAAATACCCGGTCTACGGCTCCCTCGAAGGCAACGCGACCACCGTCGCCGAGGGCGGGCAGAAGCCGCAGATTCACATGCCTGATCCGTCTTGGGTGTCCGACAGCCTGCACGAGGTCGCCGCATGGTGGAAGATCACCGACGACATGGCCGAAGACCTGCCTTTCGTCGTGTCCGAAATCAACCAGCACGCCCAGTACAACCTCAAGCTGCAGGAGGAGATTCAGCTTCTGTCCGGCAACGGCACCGACCCGAATCTCAAGGGCATCCTGAACCGCGAAATCCAGACCAAGGCGCAGGCCAACGATTCCGATCCCGACCGCATCTTCGCGGCCACCACCGATATCGCCACCGCGACCGGCTTCTCCGCCGACGCCGTGGTCATCAACCCGGCGGACTATCAGGCAATCCGCCTGTCCAAGGACGCGAACGGCCAGTATTTCGGCGGCGGTTTCTTCGCCGGACAGTACGGCAACGGCGGCATCATGCAGAACCCGCCGCTGTGGGGACTGCGCACCGTCGTCACCGAGGCGATGACCAAGGGAACCGTGCTCGTCGGCGCGTTCAAGGCAGGCGGCACCATCTACCGCAAGGGCGGTCTGACCGTCGAATCCACCAACAGCCACGAGAACGACTTCACGAACGACAAGATCACGTTCCGTGTCAAGGAACGCCTCGCCCTGCAGGTCAAGTATCCGAAGGCTTTCGTCAAGGTGTCCCTCGGCAAGGCCGGAAAGTGAGGCGAACCGTGAAACAGTATCGGCTGGCCGACGCATCCAAGGCCAAGGTGGACGCTTCGACGTACATCGAGGACGTGCTCTTCGTTGACGGCCACGACAGGCCGGTGAACGTCACCGGCGGTTCCACTGCCACTCCGTATGTGCTTCCCGCCGCCGCCGAGAACGCTCTTGGTGGCGTGAAGCTGGCGAATGTCCCGATCTCCGGCACTGCGAACGCCTCCGTAGCGGTTGCGGCCTCCACCGCTCCGACGAAGGCGGAGTACGACGCGCTCGTTGGCGCTTACAACGATCTGGCGCAGCGTGTCAATGCTCTTGTGGCTGGTCTTGTGGCTGCTGGCAGTGTGAAGACGAGCTGAGACGGGAGGTCGGCATGATTGATGTGAATGTGATTCCTGATATGATTGCCGACCCTTCGGCTTTCGAGGATGATGCCGACTTCCGGCTCAGGGCCGCGCAGGCGGCCATCCGCTGCGAGTGTGGTTGGCATGTCATGCCGAACGTGGCGTTGACGGGAGTGCTGAACAGTCGTGGCGGTACGGTTATTCGGCTGCCGGCCCGTCATGTGACGAGCATTGAATCATTGACAGACCGCGACGGTAACAAGCTGGCTTACGCCTATGACCCGGAGACGGGTCTTGTGGAGTCGCTTTCGGGTGGCTTTCCGGTCGGCGTTGCGTCCATCCATTATTCGATCCATGCCGGATACGACGATGCGCCGGACGTGCAGCAGGTGCTCATCAGTGCTGCGAAGCGAGCTGGCATGAGCCCGATCGGACTGGTCAAATCCCAGTCCACGAACGGCTCCAGCGCGAGCTACGACGTGGTGTCGCTCATGCAGGACGAGAAGGACAAGCTCAAACCATACAAGCTGGGAGGCTTGCCATGAGCCTGCTTGACGATCTGAACGCCGGTGGCGGCGTTTTCGCCATGGCTGGTGCCACGCGCTTCGTTAGGCTGCGTGCCAAACGCAAGACCAACCCGTACAATCCGGCGCAGACCGAGCCGGACTGGGGCGTGCCTCCTGACGAGCTCGCCATCATGGGCGCGCTCTCATCCAGCTCCAGCATGCGCACGCCGGACACGCTCGACACGCAGACCGCATCCACGGCGTACCTCACCATCCCAGACCCGGACGCCGACATCAGAATCGGCGACCGGATTCGCGCCGACCCCGACGACGGACGCTTGTGGGAAGTCGACGGATTCCCCTCGAAGGATGCGAACGCGTT